AATAAATTGTTTTCTAACTCATACAGAAAAAAAGGTAGTATAACCTAGTGACATAATATAGAACACCTTATTATTTGCAGCAAGTAAAATAAATAAATATTGTCTGGTAAAAGATAGAAATTTTCTACATTTTCTACATGTGGCTAAAAGATGGTGTTTTCGTCCAGATAATATAGAAAGATGGTGTTTTGGCTAAAAGATGGTGTTTTCTACACGTGGTAGATTTGGGCAAGGGGGGTAGCTCCCCCTATAAATGTGGTGGCGCACACAAATAGGTAAATTTCAAAAAATCTAGCAAATCTGACAAATCTACCACACACAACCCTACCCCCACGTTCTCCAAACCCAAATGCCCATCGACAAAATATCAAATATATGCCATTATCCACATTCGCCCTTTCCTTTCTATATGGGTAAAGTGAAACCACGAGGGGCAAATCCTAAGAGTTGTTGAGACCATCTTCAGTCCTGACGGTGTGGATTGACTTTTATCACCACATGTAGCATTCTATATATATGACGGAGCAACATACAGTACCTACGACCGCCTATGATTTATTGGAACTTGATGAACGTCAGGTGGTCGATGACTATATTGTATACGCCGTCAACCTTCAGCATTCTAAACGTCAGCGAATAGCGCACGCTCTTGAGATGCCTATACCTGATGAGTATGTTCGCCGGAGCAAGGGCTTGTTGGCTAAACCGCTGATACGCGCTGCCGTGGCTGAGATTATTAATAAGAAAGCCGGATTGCAAGACCTGAGCCCTGATCGGGTCATTCAGGAACACGAGGCAATCGCTTTCTCTAATATTGCTGACTTTATGGAGATTGGGGCGTTTGGTGAGGTGAAACTCAAATCTTTGGACAGTATTGATCGAGCGTCACTGGCTGCTGTCAAGAGCATGAAAACCATCCCCAGTCCTTATGGGACGCGTACGGAGATTACATTGTATGACAAACAACCGGCGTTGCGTATACTTACTGAGTTGGTGGGTCTGGTGGCGTCTGACAAACCGCCAGCGCTTGAGAGCTATGCGAAACCGCCTGAGAGCGCCGAGCAACGTGGTCAAACATCCGAGGCGCAATATGCTGAGTTATTAGAGACTACCTCATGCAAGACATAACCGAGTGGAGGGCGTCAGCCGCACGCGTTGCTAATATAGCGACTCGACCGACGCCATTGTCGGCTGAGAACTGGCCCCCTGACTATGATGCGATTTGGCAATGGCGTGTCAACCGGCTCAAAGAGCTGAGGGCTGATCCTGTATTGTTAGAGTCGTCCATGACGTATTATTCAACCCGCCCGGTCGAGTTTATTATGGATTGGATGGATACTTATGACCCTCGTAAGACAACGAGCAAGTGGATGCCGTTTGTGTTCTTTGAGAAACAGGTTGAGCTTGTTGAGTTCCTTGAGGCGCTGGACATGGACCAAGAGTCGGGTCTGATTGAGAAATCACGTGATATGGGGGCTACATGGGTGGCCTGTGCCTACACTGTATGGCGGTGGTTATTTGTCAAAGATGATGCGGTTGGTTGGGGATCTCGTAAAGAGGCGCTGGTCGACAAAATTGGCGATCCTGACTCGATATTTGAGAAAATGCGGTTGTTGATTCGTCGGTTGCCTGACGTGTTCAAGCCGAAGGACTTTAACTGGGCCCGTCACGGTGGTTACATGAAGTTAATCAATCTCAGCAACGGGTCCATTGCCTCAGGTGAAGCGGGTGACAATATTGGTCGTGGTGGACGTAAATCTATCTACTTCAAAGATGAGGCGGCGCATTATGAACGACCTGAGAAGATCGAGGCGGCGCTGGGTGACAATACTAATGTTCAGGTAGACATCTCGTCCGTAAATGGGCTGGGCAACGTGTTCCACAAGCGTAGAGAGCATGGTATCGAGTGGGAGCGTGACAAAATCATTGAGCGCGGGTATGTGCGTATTTTTGTCATGGACTGGCGAGATCATCCGAACAAAACGCAGGAATGGTACGACGCACGTAAGGCGAAATATGAACGTGAGGGTATGGCGCATGTGTTTGCACAGGAGGTCGATCGTAATTATTCAGCAGCGGTTAGCAACGTCATCATACCTTATGAGTGGATACGAGCGTCGGTCGACGCGCACATTGAGATACCTTATATTGCTGCTGCCACAAAGGATCGGTTGGGGCAGTGGCTTGCTGGGCTCGATGTGGCAGATGGGGGTAGTGATCGCAACGCTCTGACATTGCGTGAGTGGATCATATGGCGTCATGTTGAAGAATGGGGCAGTCGTGATCCGGGTGTCAGCGCCCGCCATGCTATCGACGCGTGCCGACCCCATCTGAAACGTATCGCATGTATGTATGACTGCATTGGTGTAGGGTCTGGTGTGAAAACTGAGTATAATCGTCTAACTCTGGACGAGGGTATTTTTAGGCAAGATGAGCTTCCTTTTTATCCGTGGAATGCTGGCGCCGGAGTATTGCGACCATATGAACGCATCATTCCCGACGATGATGAAAGTTTGCTAAATCGAGAGTTCTACGATAACATGAAAGCTCAGGCATGGTGGTCAATTAGGACTCGCTTCTATAAAACGTGGAAAGCAAGGACTGAGGGTATTGTGTATCCTGTTGATGAGTTAATAAGCCTTGACAGCAGGATGGCTTTGCTTGAAACTCTGATGAAAGAATTAGCACAACCAACTAGCGGAACTTCGAGTAGGCTGAAGATGATTGTGAACAAGAAGCCCGAAGGAACTAAGTCACCGAATCTCGCGGATAGTGGTGTTCAGGCGTACTTCCCGATCGATAACGAACATATTAAAATTCAGGTAGGGTCTTATGGTCATTAAACAAGAACACCCACTTCTGGCACGAAGTAAAGATATTGCAAAGATGGTTCCTTATTGGGACAAGGTCACAACAATCGTCGAAGGGTACGAGGCTATCAAAGCCGAGCGTGTGAAGTATTTGCCTAAATTTCCTGATGAGGATAACGACGCATATAACTTTCGTTTGCAGACGACTAAATTCACGAACATCTATCGCGATGTATTGGAAGGTTTGTCTACTAAACCGTTTGAGGAAGAAATCAGCCTGATCGGTGGTGAAGACATCCCGAAAAAGGCGACGGAGTTTATTGAAAACGTAGACGGTGCGGGCAACAACCTGACGATGTTCTCGTCCCTGACATTCTTCAACGGGATCAACGAGGCTATTGCGTGGATTTTTGTTGATTACCCTAAAACGACCGGTAAAACGCTTTCTGTAGCCGACGCCAAATCGCGGAATATTCGCCCTTTTTGGTCACATATTGTAGCGCGTAATGTACTGGAAGTGACTACTAAGGTGGTAGGTTCCAAGGAGATGATCGTGTATTTCCGGTTGCTTGAACCTGCTGTAAAGGCTGCCGAGCTGGATCGCGTACGCGTTTTCGAGCGCAGTGACGAAGGTGTTGTCTCGTGGATTTTATATGAGAAACAGGCGTCGTTCACCAAACCTGAAGACGAGATGATCAAGATTGAAGAGGGTTTCCTGAGCATCACCAGTATCCCGTTCGTCCCATTCATCACAGGTCGTCGCAACGGGCGTAGTTTTGAATTCGCGCCGGTCATGCGAGATGCTGCTGACTTGCAGATCATCTTGTACCGCAACGAGTCAGGTCTTGAGTTCATCAAGGTCATGGCGGGTTATCCGATGCTTGCAGCTAACGGGATGAAACCTGAGATGAGCGAAGACGGTACGCCGAAGAAGGTCAAGGTCGGCCCTATGGCTGTACTATATGGTTTGCCTGATAACAACGGCGGTCATGGTGAGTGGAAATTTATCGAGCCGAACGCGAATTCAATGGAACTGCTGCAGAAGGGTATTGTTCAAACCAAGCAAGACCTTCGTGAGCTGGGTCGTCAGCCGCTTACAGCGCTTTCAAGTCAGTTGACCACTGTTACTACATCTATTGCAGCTGGCAAGGCTCGTAGTGCTGTAACAGCGTGGGCTCTGGCACTCAAGGACGCTCTTGAGAACGCGATGGCGATTACGATGGAATATGAGAATATTGGTTATCGACCTGAAGTAAATGTTTACACAGGCTTCGATAATGTTACAGACGACGGCAGCGATCTTGACGCACTGAACAAGGCGCGTGACCGTGGTGATATTTCACAGGAAACCTATCTGTTTGAGTACAAACGCCGTAAAGTATTATCGCCGGAGTTCAATTTTGAGAATGAAATGACTAAAATACTAAACGAATTACCGTCCGAAGAAGATGAGGATGAATCAAACAATCCAGAAGATGCTTGATTTAACCTAGGAGATTAACAAATGAAGAAACTATTATTTTTGAGTGCTTTAACAGCATTCGACAATTCACCGGGCTGGTTGCTCGATAGTGAAGGTCACATGGTTGTACGTGACGGCAATCCTGTCTATGTTGACACAGCAGGTCAGGAGAAAGCGTTTGAGCACAATGCTATTTCCGGTCTGAATCGTGAAGCTCAGCTTCATCGTGAAGAAAAACAGGCGGCTGTTGCAGCTTTGAAGAAATTCGACGGTATCAAAGACCCTGAGTTGGCTATTAAAGCTTTGGAGACTGTTGCACGTTTGGATGCTAAGACTCTCATCGATTCGGGTGAAGTGGAGAAGGTCAAAGACACCATCCGTTCTGAATTCACAGATCAGTTAACAGCTTCAAACGCTGTTAATAAAGACCTGCAATCGCGAATTGATGGTTCACGAATCAAAGATGTGTTTACATCGTCTACTTTCGTAAACAAGAACATCGCCGTACCTCGCGACATGTTCGAAGCTTCTTTTCGTGATAATTTCAAGATCGAAAACGATGAACTTATCTCACGTGGTAAAGACGGGAACCGTCTTATGAGTAAAGAAAAGCCGGGCGAGTATGCGTCACCTGAAGAGGCCCTGCGTCTTCTCGTGGACGCTCATCCTCAAAAAGATGTGATCATGAAAGCTGACAGCGGCAATGGTACTGGTGGTGACGGTAACGGGGGTCATAACCCGAATAAGAGAGTAATCACCCGTGCTGAGTTTGATCTACTGACACCTGCTGACCAAGCGGCAACTTCCGTAAAAGTAAATGCTAAAGAAATTACCTTGACTGATTAATAACGCTTCTTTATATTGAAGGAGCATTATTCTGGATTGAATAAAGCGCACTAGGTTGGATAACCTAACAAATTTCGGTTAAACAATCGGTGCGCTTTATTACCTCTCTTTTTAATGAGTGCGCCACTATACAAAGGTGACACTCATGACTAACAAACTCAAAACATTTAATATTCTGTCTTCAGCTTATTCCTACGCGAATACTTTGACAGGTCTGATTCCTGATCTTTACGCAGGCATGGACGTCGTTTCTCGCGAGCAAGTGGGTTTCATCCCATCTGTAATGCGTGACAGCTCCGCTGAACGCGCCGCTGTAGGCGAGCCTGTGAAATATCATATCGCTCCTGCTTCAGCAGCTGTTGATATTACACCAGCAATGGCGATCCCTGAACCTGCCGATCAAACAATCGGAGTCGGTTCAATGACAATCAGTAAAGCACGCTCTGTTGCGTTCGGCTGGACTGGTGAAGAACAGAAGGGTCTTAACAACGGCGTTGGCTATCTCAGCGTTCAAGCCGACATGTTTGCTCAAGGTCTTCGCACCTTGGTGAATGAGATGGAATCAGATTTGGCTGTTGAAGCTTATCTGAATGCATCCCGAGCTTGGGGCACTGCTGGTACCACTCCTTTCGGTACTAACACTGGCGAAGCTGCTCAGTTGAAGAAAATCTTAGATGATAACGGTGCGCCTTTAACCGGTCGTGCTTTGATCTGCGATACTTCAGCAGGCGCATCGCTTCGTACATTGGGTCAGCTTAATAAAGTGAACGAAGCTGGTACAAGTATGACTCTGCGTGATGGTCAATTAGGCGATCTTGCAGGCTTCTACGTTAAAGAGTCAGCTCAGACCGTAAACCACACCAAAGGTACTGGCGCTTCCGCAACCACCAACGCAGCCGGTTACGCAATCGGTGATACAGTGCTTACACTTGCTTCAGCAGGTACTGGTACGATCCTCGCAGGTGATTACATCACTCTGGCAGGTGATACCAACAAGTATCTTGTTGTTGCCGGTGACGCAGACGTTTCAGGCGGTGGCACTATTACTCTTGCTGCTCCTGGCTTACGTATCGCGATTACTACGTCTGCTACAGCAATCACATTGATAGCATCATCTTCACGCAGTATTGCGTTTAGCCCTAATGCCATCCATCTTGTTGCACGTGCTCCTGCACTGCCTCAAGGCGGTGACGCTGCCATCGATCGCTTCATGTTGACTGACCCTCGTTCGGGTATGACTTTTGAAGTGTCTCTCTACGCTGGTTATAAGAAAATCCGCGCAGAAGTCGGCCTCGCATGGGGTGTACACGCTAGTAAAAGTGAGCATATCGCTGCGCTGCTTGGTTAATCTCCCAGAGCAATGATATTTTCCCCAGAGTGGATCGCTCCTTCACTCTGGGGGATGCTCTACCTAAATTTTAACATGACAACCTAAAGGACGATAAAATGAGCGAAAGATGCCCCACCATTACAATTCTGCGAGGTAAAATGCCCGTAGCAATCAACCTGACCGATTATGATGAGAAAAAAGACAAGCTTTTCGTCGGTGCAGAAACAGATGCTCCGGCAGATGTATCATCAGAACCTGCGGTTGATCCTGAAGTTTCAACCCCGGTCGTCACCGCCCCTGTCGCATACACTGTGGGTGAGAAGAAAAAACGCGGCAAACCAAGTGAATTCGTAATCCTCGGCGCTGATAAGAAATCCGCTACCAAGGATGTATACGCAACGGAAGCAGCCGCTAAAGCAGCGATTGAAACACTGCTGACACCTAAAGCTGAGTAAAAATATGTACGGAGACGCAACAAGTTTTGACACATACTTAGTCGCTCGTGGTAAAGCCATACCGGTAGGTTGGGACACGGCTGACAAGAATGCTGCCATACTTGTCGCGTCCGAGTGGATTGACTCAGTTTTTGGTCTGTCTTTCATCGGATATAAGAAAGATGGTTTTACACAAGCTCGTGAATGGCCTCGCACATCGGCGACTGTTTACGAGAACGATCAAACCTACACATACGGTGATACTGTTGTTCCTGAACGCGTGCTGAACGCAACTTATGAAGCTGCTTTTCGTGAGGCCACGACACCTGGTTTGTTGCATAAGGACTTCACCCCTGAAAAATATAAGAGCGTTAAGATCGACGGTGCTGTTGGTGTCAATTACGCAGGCTTCTCGCAATCTTATGAATCGCAAATTCAAATGCCTGTGATCGAAGCGATCCTCCGCCCGCTGATTGATCCGAGTTCATCTCATGCTTCGAGTGGTCAAGCAGGTAAGTCAGAACGCGTATGAGCATCTATGAAGAAATGCAAGCTGTGGTTCAAGAACTGTTCGGAGAATTCTCGCAAGGAACCATAAATCTGATTCAGGTCACTACAGGAGCGGGTACGCCTGATGAGCCTGGGGTGTCTACAGAAACCACTCACAGCTTGAATGCTACCGCAAAAGGTGTATGCTATAAGTATGTAAAAGACGGTTTAGCGGTAACTACCGATCTCGAAGTGACCGCTGCTGTCGTAGATGGTGTGACACCGGCGAAGAATGATTTCATTGAGATCGACGGTTCTCGCTATAAGATCATAGAAGACGTGAGTTCTCCCGCCGCAGGCACTAAAGTAGCGTGGAAATTTCTCGTTCGTTAGTGAGGAATTATGACGGTCTATTCAACAATCGACCAGCTTTACGCTCTGAAAATCCCAGAAGTTCAGAAGATATTCCTCGACGTCATGGAAGATGTCGTAGACAGGGCCATTCTTAGTGAGATGATCGCTGCTATCGAAGCTAATGACCCTGAGCGATTGTTTCGAGCCACAGGCTTCACACCAGCCGCGCTGGGGCCTATATTAGATTCCATTGAGCAAGTATATCAGGATGCTGCCGAAACCACTGTAGGAGGCTGGCCTGCTCGTATTCGCACGCCGACAGGTTTGGCGTTGTTTCGTTTCGATGTACGCAACCCCCGTGCAGAGCTTGACTTACGCACACAATCAAGCACCTTGATCACACGTCTGACTGACGAAGCGCGGGAAAATACCCGCCGGGCATTGGAAAAGGGCATGTTACGAGGCAACAACCCTCGTACTACAGCTTTGGATATTGTTGGTCGAATAGACCCTAAGACAAGAAAGCGAGTAGGCGGTGTAATCGGTCTGACAGCATCTCAAGCTCGATGGGCCGACAGCGCCGAGCGCTACCTGCGAGAAGGTGACACGAAATATCTAAATCTCAAGCTGCGCGACAAGCGCTTCGATGGAATATTCAAGCAGTCCATTAAGTCAGGTACGCCTCTGTCTTCATCGCAGATAAGCAAGCTCACCACTAGTTATAGGAGCCGCGCACTGAAGCACAGAGGTGAGGCTGTATCAAGAACCGAGACAATTCAGTCAATCAACCGTGGTCAGTTTCAGGCTAATTCTCAAGCAGTGTCTGAAGGTCTGATTGATCGCAGTGCAATAACAAAAGAGTGGGATGACGCGGGTGATTCACGCGTGCGTTCAGATCATCGAGCACTGGCTAAAAAATACGGGACAGGTAAGGGGATCGGTCTTGACGAAGCTTTCGTGGCATCTGACGGTGACAGGTTATTGCATCCTGGCGATACAACACTAGGTGCTGGCGCTGAACAAATCGTACATTGCAGATGTCGAATTAAATACACGGTTGATTTCTTCGCAGGAGTTGAATGATGCAAGATTTGGAAACTCAAATAGACAAAATCGTTATCAACACGGAGGCTCGTCTGATGGCTGTCCTCAAGGATTCGATCAGTCGCACGATCCACGATGCTCAGACACCTACAGGCAAGGGTGGTAGGATGCGTGTAAAGACAGGTTTCCTGCGCAACACCGGCGTTGCTAGTGTCAACGCCAAACCTGTCGGCCCGTCCAAAGGTGACAAAAAGGCGACTTATGTATGGAGTGGCGACACCATCGAGGTGGCATTGGCTGAGTTGAAATTCGGTGATACATTTTATTTTGGTTGGACGGCTAATTATGCAAGGTATCGTGAAGTATATGACGCATTCCTTGAAACATCTCTACAGAAGTGGCAGACTCGCGTAGATGATGCTGTGAGGAAGTTTAAGAGTAAGGATGCTGGTAAATGATGAACGCTAGATGTAAGATCGGAAAAGTAACACCCAAACTCAGAGTCGTTGAGAAGATAGCGGCACCTGTGAATTTTGAGGCTGTTGAGTATTTGGAATACTTGTTGGATAATTTTAAGAACGGTCATTTCAGAAGTGTCGCAATAGCTTCTGTAAACTGTCGCGGCTATGTTCAGACGGGATACGCGCATTCTCAGATGGAGAATCCTGTTTTAGTACACGGAGCTGTCTGTTGGCTGGGTGAACGCATCATGCAAGATATTTGTGAGGAAAACTGATTATGACTGAGAAAGCTGTATTAGAAGCATTGCAGAAAGCCGTGATAGCTGCTGTTGCCGCCAGTACCGATGCTTCATTGAGTGTGAAGTTTCTAGGTAGAAATTTTAATAAGCCCGGCAACGCGTCGTGGTTAGAGATTCTGCACATGCCGAACAATGTGACAAATGAATTCTGGGCGTCCGGTAAGACTCATCGTGGTTTACTTCGACTGATTCTCCACGCTCCATTGGCCGATGAAGGAGTGTACACTTCGATTGATTTGATAGAATCCATTACTTCTTATTTTATCAAGGGCACGAAATTTGCCGATCCTGATGAGACAGTGAGCGTAATGATCACTGACAACCCCGACTTTATGGGTTCTATGGAAGAGGCTCCTGAGATTCTATTTCCGGTTACGATTCGTTATAATTTTTTCAATGCTTGACATAAAGCCATTGTCTATCATATTATTGATCTTGCAAAAGATCGGATGATCTGGAGTGCTGTTAGGTTGGACAACCTTTGTTTTAATGTATTCAAACGAGGATTTATCCAATGAAAAACCTTCTATTATCTTCAAGCATTCTTGCGCAAGCCGTCCCTCTAACAAGCTTTGCAGCATTTGCCAACGCCAACGCAGCGTCAAAATTATATGTATGTGCCACCGAACAGAACACTGTTCTTGACCAATCAGCTTTCGAAGCTCTTGAATGGGTTGAGATTGGTTCGATCGGTTCACTGGGTGAAACTGGTAACAGCACCAACATCCTCAACTACGACACATGGGACACCGCTGTTACTCAGAAAGCCAAAGGCATCACCGATGCTGGTTCTCCTGAGCTAGAATTAGCTTACGCCCCTTCCGATCTCGGTCAGGACGTTCTTCGTGCCGCAGCTGTTATCGGTAACAACAACAACTACGCATTTAAAGAATTGCGCTCTGACGGTACAACTCTGACAAACGGTACGGTTCGTTATAACCGTGGTTTGGTTGCAGGCCCTGTATCTCCGAACGGACGTAATGAAGATTTCGCGTTGCAAGTATTCACGCTGGCTTTCCAACAAGAACAAATTGTTGTTGAAGCGGCTGGTTCTGGTGAAGCACCTTATGTCACAGCCGCTCCTGCTATCACAGGCACAGAAACTGTAGGTAATACACTTACTGTCTCTAACGGTACATGGGCAGGTGCTGCAACAATCGTTTATGCATACACATGGTACCGCAACGGCGCTAAGATCGCTGGTGAAATCGCCAGCACTTATGATCTTGTGGCGGGTGATGCGACCAAGTATATTACAGCACGTGTAACAGCTACTAACGGAGCTGGTTCAGCTGCTGCAACTGCAGATCCTACCGGAGCTATCGCAGCTTCATAACCTTCCTGATGTGAGGAGCGCACAATGGAATTAACTAAACTCATACCAACTGAACGGTTGGTCGAGATCGTATCGCCTGGAACTAAACAACCTATCGGCGTCCGAGTAACTCTACGACATATCGAAGATGAAAGTCTGAAGAAGTTGAAACGCAGCTTCCAGGATGCTCGGTATCGGCTTGAGTCGAAGGGTAAAACCTTTAAGGCTGCTGATTTTGAAGACAACGCTAACGAATTGGCATGTGCTGCGATGACGAGCTGGGAATGGTATAATCCTACAGGCAAGAAGAATGATCCTGATTATGACCCCGAGGGTAAAGCCTCTTTCAATGGTGAAGTACCTGATTTCACACCTAAGAACGTTAAAGAGGTGTTTGATAAACTTCCTTGGTTCCGTGATCAGATCGGTCAGGAGATGAGCGACGACGAAGCTTTTTTTCCCGTCTAAGATCTGAGCTTGTCGAAACTGCGCGTATCTATGCTCGTTATGAGACCCCAAACGAAAAGGGTCTGACTCGTCGCGAGCGCAATGAAAAGATGGGTAATCGGACAGATGCTTTTGAGATACCTGAAACGGGTGAGTATCTTTGGGAAATGTACCAGAAAATCAGCAGATCCCATGACCGTATCACCGAAGGTGTCTATCGCCAAATCCCCCCGTCCGAATTCGATGCTTGGTTTCGTTTGACGAATAACATTGTTTACCCGCAAGAATATGATATTCTATGTTCAATGGATAGAATTTATTGTGATGAGATGAATAAAGAGATTTCGGATATTCAACATCGCAGAGAAGAAGAACGCGCTCGTCAATCAAAGATCAAAAGCGGAGGGTAGAACATGGCAGATATTGCCAATATTGGGTTTCGTGTGAACACTGATGATCTTGACAAGGCTGTCAAGAAGCTTAACGCTCTCGGCCCTGCCGCAGCTGGGGTGGCTGCTCAGTCTACCAAAATGTCTCAAGCAATCGAAGGGGCGAATGTTGCAATCGCGAGCGCTGCTACAAGTGTCGTACGCGCTGAGGTTCGTCGAACCTCAGCCACACTTAAGGCTCTTCAGGCCAAGAAAGGTTCTTCACAAGCTGACATAGCCGCTGCTCGTGCTGCACAATTAACAGCCAAGGCTAATCTGTCTGCCGCAATTGCAGAAGAAGATCGTGTAATGTCGCTGAAAAAAGTAGCAAACGGGTTGCGTAAAGTAGCCACTGCTGAGAAAATCGCCGCAGCTGAAGCCCGTGCTAGAAACAGCGCACCTCGACTTGCTGTGAATAACGGCATAGCTCGTGATCAGATGCCTAACCGGTTCAACACCGGAAATTTGGCGGCACAGTTTCAAGATGTCGGCGTCACAGCAGCTATGGGCATGAACCCGTTGATGATTGCAATGCAGCAAGGTACTCAGTTGAGCGCAGTTCTGCAAACCATGGACAAACCACTACAGGGTCTGAAGATCGCATTGATGCAGGTATTCAACACGGTTTCCTTACTATCCATCGGTGTAATTGCGGTCGTTGCTGCTTTAATACAATTTGTTGATTGGACGTCCGTAGCCAAGAGTATTTTAGGAGGTCTAGCCAATGTGATAGAGGCTACGACCCCTTACGTTCTAGGGCTGGCTGCAGCCATGGCGTTGTTGTATTCAAGAAGCATCGCTTCAGGTGCTGCTATCTTGGCAAAAGATTTACTTGAAGTCGGTGCAGCCGCTGTCACGGCAGGCGCTAAAATGGCCATGGCTTGGGTCATTGGCATGGGACCTATTGGATGGGCTATCGCAGGTATTGCCGTTCTTGCGGGAGCTTTCCAGGCTTTCGGCGGCGATGCTGTCGGCTACATGAAAACAGCAGCTAATGGAATTGTTAATTCTTTCATCGGAGCATTCGGTGCTGTTAAAGCCGTCTGGGGCATGTTACCTACTGCTTTGGGTAATGTGACCATAAAAACCGCCAACCTCATCCTGAGTGGTGTTTCTGCGATGGTAAACGGGTCTATAGCGCTGATCAACGGTATGATAAAATCCCTGCCGAATGGTTTGAAGCCTGAAGGTGGTGAAATAACGTGGCGTGCGAATTTTGAGATCGATAATGAATTTGCAGGTCAAGCAGGTCAGGCAGGTGTGGTAGCTGGTAAAGCTTTTTCAGATGCTTTTAAAAACGATACTGTAGGCGCTGCTTTTGATGCTGCTAAAGAATTAGGGAAATCAGCAGCAGCTGGTATCCGTGATTTCGCGTCTGGCATCGGTGCTGAGGACGCGGATAAAAAAGGCGGCAAGACAGAAGCCGAGCGCTATGCTGACATCATCAACGGAGCGGAGCGTCGTACAAAAAGCCTGAAAGCCGAACGCGATGCTATAGGCATGACAGCGGAAGCTACTGCACGCCTGAAGAACGAAACCGACCTTCTGAATGAAGCACAGCAAAAGAATATAACACTAACTCCCGCGCAGCGAGCTGAGTTCGGTGAGCTCGCTAAAGATATGGCAGCAATCGGTGAGGAAACTCGACGCACCAAAGGAGCTTATGATTTCCTAAAAGCAGGCTCAAGAAGCTTCGTCCAAGATTTGAAACAAGGTCTTCAACAAGGTAAAAATGCGTGGGAGTCCTTCGGTGACGCTGTAATAAATGTCATGAACAAGGTCGTAGATAAAATTCTAGACAGTGGTGTAAACGGTATTATCGACGGTGTTTTTGCCGGTGCAGGAGGTGGTGTAGGCGGTGATCTGTTGTCTACCATCGGCAGCGCTCTTTTTGCCGCGAAAGGTAAAACCTTTGACCAGCGCGGCGTCACACCATTCGCCAAAGGCGGTGCATTCACTAACAGCATCGTAAAATCAGCCACACCGTTCGCTTTTGCTAACGGTGGCGCATTTGGTGTGATGGGTGAAAAAGGCGCAGAAGCGGTCATGCCTTTGCACAGAGGCCCCGATGGTTCACTAGGTGTCAAAGCCTCAATGGGGGGTGGTGATTCAGGCGGTGATGTCGTTGTGAACATTCTGAATTATGGTAATTCAGAAGCGACAGTGAAACAGCGTAAGTCAGGTAGCGGAATAGAGATTGACGTAATCATCGACGAAGTTGTAAGTCAGAAAGTTTCAGATCAATCTTCATCAACCAACCGTTCACTGCACTCGCGTGAAAACCGCCAACTGATTTCGAGGTAATTACATGACCGACTGGCCCTCTACAATACCTGTTACTCGCAAGAGCTACGTTGAGAAACCTGCCGATCGCACATTCCGTTCAAACATGGATGTAGGCCCTGATAAAATCAGACGGCGCTCATCTGCACAGCCTCGTGAAGTAGAGTTCAAGCTGTTCCTGACAAACGCTCAAATCGTTACTTTGGACGCATTCTACGATACCAACGATGTCTTAGCGTTTAATTTCACCGATCCAAGAACGGAAGTTGTCAAGCGAGCTCGTTTCTCTGAAACTCCTAAATACCCTTATGAAGAAACTCACTGGAATGTTTCTGTGAAGCTGGAGTATCTGCGATGAGTGTGAGTGACACATTCAAACAGGCTGCTTACGATCAGGAAACTGACGAAGTATTCGCAGTGCTTGTCACGTTGTCCAGTGATGAATTGACAGAGGACATCAACATAGCTTCTGACCCTTATGAAAAATTCGACGACCTTGGTGATGAAATTTACGGGATCACCAGCAACAGCGTCCGGTTTCTATTCATGCCTTTTGAGGTAAAGCTCCCTCGCGACGATCAGTCGGGTTTGGTATCTGCGCAACTCTCAATGCAGAATGTGGATCGTCAGATTGTGTCGGCTGCTCGATCTATAACATCACCTATGAACGTCAGATTGCAAGCAGTGTTAGTCAGTGATCCTGATACGATCGAGCTTGAGTTTGACAACTTCGAGCTTTCCAACGTGACCTACGACGTCATGCGCGTGGAGGGGAACTTGACCTTAAATTATTGGGGCCTGGAGCCTTTCCCGTCCTACAATTTTACACCGTCAAATTTCCCCGGTCTTTTTTAACATGTGGACTGACAATTACATTCGCATTCCTTTTGAGGATCATGGTCGTTCTAGGGAAGGAGCCGATTGTTGGGGTCTCTGCAGAATTATCTATCAAGAACAAGTTGGCGTGGAACTCCCTCTTTTGACTGACTATTCCAGCACAAAGGATACGATCACGATCTCTAAAATGGTTGACGATCAAAGAATCGGTTGGGATCTGATCGCGGCAGGTGAGGAAAAACCGTTTGACATGGCTGTTTTCAAGATGTTAGGCAGACCGACGCACGTAGGTCTTGTAGTTAAAGCCGGTCTCATGATACATTGTGAACGAGGGTTGGGTGTTTATTTGACCCATTACAATAAAGAGAAGCAGTGGGATAGGCGCTTAGAGGGGTTTTTCAGATATGCAAAATATTCAGACATCGCTGCTTCCATTCCACCTTCATAGGCACGGCGTAGAAGTACCTGAAGGGCTGAACTTAGAAGAAATCGTAGACGTTGTGTTCCCGAAGAAGATTCGCGGCGTAAACATTGTTGTCAGTATCGAAGATCAAGTCATACCCAGCTCCAGATGGAAATCAATCAAACCCAAACAGAACGCGCTTGTAGGTATTAATGCTGTTGTAGCAGGCGGCGGCGGCGGTGGCAAGAACCCTCTAGCAATCCTGCTGACTGTTGTGGTGCTTGTCGCTGCTCCTTATCTGGCGGCAGCTTATGGTGTCGCAGGTGCTGCGGCTATTGCTGGTACAGTCGGCCCTGTTACAGCGGGTCAGGTCGCTCTTGCGGCAGGTTTGATTAAAGTAGGGGTGGGTCTGGTCGGCGCTTTGGCGGTTTCGATGCTTTCAAGCGTCCCAAAACAACGATCTCGCCAAAGCACGGGTAGTAGTATTAAAGAACCTACCTCGCAGTTTGTCGATGGTGCTCAGAATCGAGTGAGTCGATTTGAACCGATCCCTGTGAATCTTGGCACGAATAGAATGATCCCGCCTCAAGCTGCTTTGCCGTACACTGAGACAAGCGGTAACAAGCAATACTCCCGCCAAATTTTTACGTATGGTTTCGGTAAGGTGAAAATCGTCGAACGTAAAATCGGTGAAACACTCCTGACTGATTTCGACGGTGTGGAAATGAATGATCGTTTATCAGCCGATCTGTCGGACGGTGTGGCTCTTTACAGTAATGACGTGAATCAGGAAGGTTTTTCGGTGGTTGTTTCCAGCACCGCAGGCGCGATCGTTCGCACCACCGCCGATGATGTTGATGAAGCTGAAATTGACATAACCTTCGGTTCCGGTCTGACTGAGTTTAACTTATCTGGTCAAAGAGGGAATTTCACGGTGAGTTTCAATTTGCGGTATGCTATCGCAGGTAGTGGCAACTGGTCAGGTGCCGCAGGTGCATCTCGTTCTGTTGACGCTCAGGTGATAACGGCTGATTATCCGCCCGGTCTTCACACCTCCGGGCAATTTCGTCGTGTTGGGTATAACATAATCGCTCTGAATCTAGCTACAGGCGCAGTGGCGTCCGTTGCCTACGATGAAGGGTCTGAGCCGATTCTACCCGCTGACAGTATCCGCATCGCTTCTTTCGAAACTGAAACATCAATGCCTCAGTTGAGTGCGCCTTTCAGCATCATCAATTTTGTAGATGAGCGAGCAAGTCATATACCCAGTACGATCAGCAGCTCTGCTGATTTTACATTCAGTAATAATCCCGAAGGTGGTGAAATAACGATCGCGTCCGGGACAATCACGGCTCAAATATGGTCTACCACAGCAGCTACGGCTCAGGCGCTTCGAACCGTTCGCAGGATGGTGTTTCCTGCTCGTGGTCAATATGACATCGAGATCACCCGGATCACCACCGATTCAGAAAATGATCGAGTAAGAGACACTGCCACACTATCAGCTATTCGCTCGATCAAACAATCCAGCCCGATCAGTCAAGCCGACATTTCAGGTACGGCAATTCGACTGTTGGCTACAGATCAAACCAACGGCACGGTGAACAGTTACAACGGTGTTGTTTCCACGCTGGTCAAGGATTACATCCTGGCGAGTGATGAATGGGTGGACGACGCTGTCACATCCAACCCTGCAAGCATTTACCGCAATGTCCTGCAAAGTCAGGCGTTCGTCAAAAGATTACCTGACAACCGTATAAATTTAGAGAAGTTGGAAGAGTGGCACACGTACTGTGCCGCGAAAAATCTCACTTACGATCGAGTTGTCGATCAGCGTACTGATGTTGACACATTGCTTAATGACATCGCAGCGGCTGGTATGGCTACTCTGCATAAGATCGAAGGTATTTATAGCGTATTAATCGATAACGAGCGCGACACTTACAAAGGCATGGTTACGCCTCGTAACTCTTGGGGTTATAGCGGAACGTTGTCATATGTTGACATACCTCATGCCCTGCGAGTGCAGTTCAGAAATGCGTCCAAAGGGTACGCCCTCGACGAGCGTATAGTGTATGCAGATGGTTATGATGAATCTACAGCTTCTTTATTCGAGCGTTTGGATTTTGAGAGTTGCACCAATGCCGATCTCGCGTGGTTCTACGGTCGAACTTATCTGGCAACTGCCTTGTTACAGCCTGAGACCCACAGCTTCAACATGGATTTCGAGAATCTAGCGTTCAATCGCGGCGACAAGATTCTGTTCGTAAATGATTCCATTTTGGTGGGTAGTGGTCAGGGTCGGATCACTGCGCTGGTTTACGATGATGATGGTACACCAACCGAGGTTCTAGGGTTCGTGGTTGATGAAGATGTGACCATACCCAACTCTGGTCAATTCGGTGTTCGTATGCGCTACTCAGACGCTTCTGGCTTCCTGTACCACGGCTTGACCACAACAGCAGGGACGACTGATACATTCACCTTCGCAAATCCGATACCTTACGCAGACGAACCGCCTCTTGAAAGCTTGTGCGCGTTCACTGAGTTTGGTTTAGAGCTTGACTTACTAGTTACTGAGATCACCCCTAACAAGGATCACGGCGCGAAAATAACAGCAGTCAACTACGCGCCTGAGCGATTCAACGCAGCCACAGGTACGATCCCTGCTTTTAAATCAAACATCACAGTTTCTACAGACTTCTACCGACCTGAGCCACCTCAGTTAGCTGGTGAAATTATCTCTGATGAAACAGCCATGACCCGAAATAGTGACGGCTCTCTGATCGGTAGAATGATTATACCTTTAAACAATGTGAACGAATCATCCGTGGGTGTCGTAATCAACACTAATGTGACAGGCGGTACAGAAACTTTCCGTCCAGATGTGCTCAGTATTTCACCCGAAGAAGTGGTTCTGACAGGTCTTCAGGACGGTAAGAGTTACGATCATCGCATTATTTATCAACGCAGGCTCGGCGCTCAACTTTCATCGAGGCCTCTTGTTCTGAACGGAGTAAAGTACATCGGTGCCTCGTCTTTACCCACAGATGTTACGAACTTCAAAGTGACAGTGACAGGTGACAACCTGCTCATAGCATGGGATGCCGTCCCTGACATCGACTTTTCGAAGTACCAAGTCAGATTCTCACGTGTATTTACAGGCGCTACTTGGGAAACTTCTCAAATTGTAGAAGACATTGTAAAAGAAACTCGTCTGACATTGCCATTCATCGGCGGCACATACCTAATCAAAGCGTTTGATCTTTTAGGTAATGAATCCGTGAATGCGACTGCTATTATAACATACGCTGAAACCCCCGCTAACGTTGTCGCAACGCTGACTGAAGATTCTGATTTTGACGGGGTGAAAGATAACGTAATTGACACAGGTACTTCGGTTGTCCTGGCTGACACAGCAGCGGTTGGTTACTATTATTTCGATAACGATATTGATCTGACTGCTGTATACGAGTGCCAGTTGTCTGCTAGCATTGCAGCCGGTGGTGAATATACAAACGACGTGTTTGATATGAGCGATGTGTTTGCTGAAACGGATGTTTTCGGTTCAGGCGGCGCATCAGGCGGAAACGACATCTTCAATGAATTAGATGTGTTTGCGATGGATGATGTTTTCGGCATCGCAGTAGGGTCTTGGAAAATCACGCTGGAAATTCGACTGACCGAGGATGACCCCGCCAGTTCACCGACTTGGAGTGATTGGGTCGAATTTACAGCAGGGTTCAAAACATTCCGCGCACCTCAATTCAGACTCAAGATGGAATCATTCGCCAGTAATATCACCCCTAACGTAACAACACTGCGTGTTGTAATTGATATGCCCGATCGCATCGTCCGTGGTGAAGACCTCACGGTTGGCACGTCAGGCACTACAATTACTTACTCACCAGCGTTCAAAGCAGCACCGGCAGTAGGTATTACTATACAAGACGGTGCTACTGATGATAGAGTGGAATTCACAAGTAAAACCTCAGCAGGGTTTACTTTTAAGGTTTATAACGCTACCGCAAGTGCGTATGTGGAACGTGATTATGATTATATTGTATCCGGTTACGGAAGGGTGATTTAGAATGTCTCAGAGTGGTTTTCCAGATTTAAGCAGCCCGGTGAGTGGTACTGCGTTAATAAATACATATCTCGAACCTTGGCGTGCGGCTGTACACTCGATGCATTCGGGTACAAGCCGACCGTCTTATGTTGTGGCAGGTATGGAATGGTTGGACACGACCTCAGACCCTTGGGTTAGAAAGTTCTGGGATGGGACAAACGACCTCATCGTTGGTTATTATAACTCAACCACTCACATACATACGGCAGCAGGTATCCCGTTACAGAACTTAGTTGCTACAGTAGCACCTGTGGTGGGCGATGACAGTGCGGATGGGTACTCCGCAGGTTCTGTTTGGGCAGATGTAACTGCTGAAAAAGCGTATATTTGCTTGGATGCTACAGGCGGTGCCGCTGTCTGGAAACAAATCACTTTGACAGTTGCTGACATCGTAGGCAAGCAGACAATCTGCATACCTGCGGCAGCTATGACACCTCGGAAAACTAACGGATGCTCTGCTCTGACATTTGTGAACGGCGCTACAGGTCAACCTGACATCGCTCATTTACTCTTTGACGGTGCTGCTGATGAGTATGCCAGCTTCATGGTGTCGATGCCTAAGAGTTGGGACAAAGGTACGGTCACTGCTAAATTCTTCTGGCGTCGCGCTACCGGCACAGGTGCTGCTAATGTGGTTTGGGGTATTCGCGCTCTAGGTGTAGGTGACAGCGATTCACCGGTTTCCAATCTGGGCACGGTTGCTACAGTTACGGACGACGCTGATGTAACTCTTGTTGATTTAGCTGTGTCCGATGAAACGGCAGCGTGCACCGTGGCAGGTACTCTGGTTGATAACGATCTTGTGATGTTTGAGGTGTTGCGTAACGGAGCCAACGCCCTGGATACTTTGAACGCTGTTGACGCTCAGCTTGTAGCCGTCCAGTTATTTTATACAACGAATGCGCTGAACGATGCTTAGTAATAACCACCTCATAGGCTTCGGAGCCAACCAAGCTGACGGTGATATAAATGCCGTCAACTACGACGGTGTCGATGATTATTTGAACCGCGCTTCCGGTTTGACCGGAGGTGCCGACACAGGTGTAGGTATATTTTCAGTACGTTTCCGTCGAGATTCTCTTACAGCAGGTGGTCAAGATGATCTTTTACTGAACCTCGAGCTCGGGGGAAGTGATACGATTGAGATGGGTTTCTTCAATGATCAGAAATTCTACGTTTATTTGTCAAGCGGTGCCAATGTCTTGTATTTTCAAACAGCCGCCACATTTTCTGTAGACGGTCTCTATCACCACGTCCTTGTGAATTATGATACGAACCAAACCACAGGAAGTCGCGTGCAACAGATGCGAATTGATGGCTCCAGCGACTCTGTGAGTGTCACCAACAACGGTGTCGCGTTTACCAGCGACTTGGCAGCTGCTACACGTGTTCAAGTCGGTCGCAACAATAGCGGTGCAGGTCACTACGGAGGTGATCTTGTGGAACTTTACTACGCAGGCGGGCAATCACTTGACATTGACGTCTCAGGGAATCGAGATAAATTTGACGCAGGCACATTGGGTTCGGACGGGTCACTACCTACCGGCGTAGCTCCTCTGGTGTTCCTGAGAAATAAAGCATCTACTGTTAACGTGAACTCAGGAAGCGGTGGTGATTTTACAATAAACAGTGCACCTACTGACGCAGAATATGTACCATAAATAGAGGAAATGACATGAGTACCAAATACGCCTTAATTGTCGATGACCAGATAGTCAAAGAGGTTTTCAAAGCCGAAGCACCTATCAGCGGTTACGTGGGTGGTAAATTGTCTTGGCGACCAATCGTCGTCGTGACTGCCAAGTATGACAAAGCTGTGAAAACTCACACCGTCACACGCACGATTGAAGACACTCGTGTGGTTGACACATGGGTGGTTGCTGATCTAGCAGGCACTGTCGCAGAGGCTAATTTAATCAAGGCCCTCAAGGCTTACCGATGGTTGAAAGAATCGGGAGGGATCATCCATGCGGGTGTGGCAGTCCCCACAGACGAGGTTACTCTCAGTCGTCTTGACTCGATGTGGGCAAAAGCTAAATTCGATAGCAAATACATTGTCGAGGATTGGACTGTGGGTGATACGCCTGTAGATTTGTCCAATGCTCAAATCATAGGAATCGCAGAGGCTGTTCATGATCATTTAGCGGATTGCTTCAAGGCTCAAGGCACAGTCATCGCAGGCATTAAGGATGAGACATACTCGACAAAGAGCGCTGTTGAGGCAGCATTCGACACGGCGTTCGATGCCTTGTAGTGTTCCTAAAGCATTCGGGTTGCGTAGATGGTTTGAATCTCGATTCGGTGATTTGTGCGCTCAACATGACACTGACTATGTGTGGAAGTTGGTGAGTAAAACACAAGCCGATTGGTTGTTCATACGCGGTGTATGGTGTCGTGGCTACAAAACAGCTGCTGTAGTGTCGTGGCTGGTCTTTCAAACACCTTGGGCATGGTGGTTGTGGATCAGAAACTAGACAACCAGCTTGGATGCTTCTTGTATATACCAAGCCCAGTTCACATTATTAAAGTCAAAATTTCTAACGTCGTTGCATATGCTAACGTTGTACCCTGCGCAGATCTGACTCTCGCGTATTTGATATGTGCTTTTGTTTTTAGTGCAAACGCGTTCATCCCAAGAGCCACCGGTTTCAACCATGACCGAATCATATTGTTGTTGCGTTACTCCGTTGGCTTTTTTGAATGCGCCGATCGCTCCCATTGCTGGGGCTCTCTTCACCAAAGCACTGCCATTCACTGAAACATAATAGCGAGTACCACGCTTTTGCTGTGGTATCCCATTGTGAAGCAGTTCGTCACCACCGCGAGTCTTTACCCCGCACATGAAGTCGTAAGGGTTGGTGTTCATTCGTATGAACTGCTCGATGTCAACACCGTGAGTCATATGAGCTACAGCAGCTCGAATACTGGCACAGTTGGATAAGTCCTTGTGCCATGCAGGAGGTTGTGAGTTCGCAATCGAACCGACATAATCCAATGGGTCAGGAGCCCAATAAGCACCTTTCAGTTTTAGCAACCCGTCCTTATCCTCGGCAATGTAATTATTTACATCTCTGATCCACATACGATTATAGTCAACATCCTCAAGGACGAGCCTTGTGATAGCCTCCCACTCTTTGCATTGCACTGCTGCCAGATGTTCGTAACTCTTGTGAATTTGGTAGGTTATCCCGTCCGTGTTGATCTGGATGACCTGCAGAGTCGGTATATTCACCAAACGTTCCGCTAACATACACAGCATCAGCTGACCATTGATTGTGATCGTCATGGTGAAGAGCGGGTCGTAGAAAGGGCTATAAACGCTGTTACTTTTTCCGTAAACACCATTCGCAGCAAGTTTCAAAGCGTTTGCTTCAGGGCATTTCTTACCTTTCTGTTTCTGCCACATCTTGCGTTCTTTCGGTATTTCAGCATAAACATTCGTGAAAGCTTCACCTAAATGGGCAGGAGATAGATTGTTCTGAATTGCAATCGACGGGTATAGCGACGCCACATCAATGTCGCGTACAAGCCATTCGTCCGTTGAGACGACTCTGCGGCGTTCTAAACTGCCGTGGATTCCACCGACACCGAAGTGGTAGTTAACACCTCCCACAAGTGCTGTGAGACCTTTAAAAACACCCTTCGTCACGATTTTAGCGGTCTCGTCAACGTTGCCGATGTCTTCAGCCTTTAGAACTTGCTGCTTCAAATATTCATGCACTCGCTGAAATTCAGGGTTTTGGAACTGCACGTAAGGGAATATGATGTCCTTGAATGCTATCCGATCTCTGGGTGTCTGACGCGGTTCTTTCTTTCCACTGCTTTTATCATAACATGCGTCAAAACCGAGTCGGTCGATCACGGTTTGCTCACCGATTTTCGTATCGTTCCAGTTCATCACCTCGTCACCAAATTTCTCAACCAGTGACTTGCGGAATTCCATTGCTCCGAGGCTATGGATCGCAAACCTCTTGGTTTCTTGAACATCATGATCACCGTAAGGTATCAGTTGTTGATCGACTTGTTGTTTAGACAGCACTGTTCCATTCTCTACAGGCATGTCTTCAACTGAATCCGTCCTCATGTTAATCTGAAGATATTTAAGGCTGGTGGCTTTAGCCATGTTGTCGAAGTGGTGAATTTTGTATAAGTCGATTTGTGGAATCTTTCGATCACTAGCCCAAATCATATGAGCGAATCGATTTTTAGTGTTGAATATCTCCTGAGATCTTGCGTATATCTGCTCAACTGTTGCTGTTGGGTTGTTCATCAGGAAATGCAGGATAACATAATCGAATCCGAGATTGTTGAATCCTATCATCGGTATCTTGTTAAATTTCAAATACAATAAGAACTCGAACAATTGTGCTCGATCATCACGGAAATGAGAGATTTCCCACACCGCTCCTTTGTCGTTAAACAAAGGCTCCATTGCTAAAGTGAAGCAGTTTGGGAAAGTTTCTTCATCGTATACTATTGCGTTGTCGAGGTTCATAATTTTACAGGGTTTTCTATATACCCTTCCCTGGCCATAATTCTGTAATAATCGTTCAGGCAAAGCCATGCAGTCGCGTTGTGCGAGGGAAATTCCACAACAAGTTGAGTCGTCAGGGAAAGAATTAAACCCGTCCCTGTGCTCACTAACGACTCAACTAAAGAACCGCGCTTACTTTGCATGGACGAACTCTTTGATGATTTCACCGACTTTTATGTGAAGTTCATCAAGAGTTCCGTTGTTCTCAAGTTCGTAATTCTCACAGTCAAGACCTGTGATGTACGAACGTTTATCTTTCTTGAATGTTGCACCTTTGCGCTCGATGTGGACGATCACAACATTGTCTGTACCGAAAGCTTCGATAAGCTCTTCAGCTTCTTCGGAAAAACCGCAGTCTGATATAACAACGACATTGTTATCAAAGCGAGCCTGTATCGTTTTTACAGCAAGTTGTGCGAAGAAATAACCACCGAATTTCGGCTTCGCTACTTTTTCGGACATCCAAATATATGCTTCACGCGGTGTCATGCCTGCGAAGTCTGGGTTCGGGTCATCCTTAACATCTGTGAAATGCTCCTGAATGACATCTGACATGCCAAACAAACTGTGTACAGCGTCTTTGAGAGGCCCTGCCAAACGATAGTGAGCACCTGTGCCGCCGAGTGTGTTTAGAGCGGATTTGGTTGCTTCGTCTTTACCGCTGCGAGGAGGGCCGTTGAATAAAATAACTTTAGGCATAATTTTCAGTCCTTTTCGAGATTATCAGTAAGGAACACAATCCTGACCGAGTGGGACGATGCGGCACCGCTCCGTTTTAATAGCGCCGCATCGTTTGCAGTTATCGCGGGACGGGATAGCCCGGCAATGCTCCTTGTGGGTTAGACGGGGATTGCGGAGCAGTCGCGACAGGTGCCGCAGGTTGGGCAGCTGGTTGTTGCACCCCCATTGTGTTGTTCACATAATCGTGAGCAGGTTGAGGCAATACCTGCGGTTGCATAGCAGGTTGCTGCATGGCTGGTTGCATAGCAGGTTGCTGCATGGCTGGTTGCATAGCAGGTTGCTGCATGGCTGGTTGCATAGCAGGTTGCTGCATGGCTGGTTGCATAGCAGGTTGCTGCATGGCTGGTTGCATA